GTGATGCGGGCTGCGAGCACGGGGTGCGCCCTGAGCCGGGCGAGGAGAGCTTCGACGTGCGGGTCGTCCATCAGTAGCTCCCTCTGAGTCCGGCGCCGAGCGACTTGACGAACGAGGCGTCGACGCCGAGCACGAACTCCGCGCGGGCCAGGGCCTCGCTGAGCAACTGCTCGAAGTGTGCCGCCTCGCCTTGTAGTGCCGCGTCGCCGTAGTTGCCGGGGGCGTTCTTGACGGATCCGTACTCGATGAGGTTGCCGAGCGCGCCCTGTCGACGGCTCTTGTCGGGGCCGATCTCCGTGGTGAGGACGGTGGATCCGAAGCCTTGGAACGCCAGGAAGTCGTACGAGATCGCCCGGGGGTAGGCGGCCGCGTTGGGGAAACCGGACACGGACTCAGCCCAGGCGGTCTTGATGGCGAGCGAGCTCTTGTCCTGCGCGCCTCGGACGTACTGGCCGGCGTTGCTGGCCACCTGTCCGAGGTCTGCGGCGAGCTCGTTGATCTCTCGGAAGTCGATGTCGAAGCCGTCGGCCATCAGCTGGTGACCTCCACCTTGAACCGGCGGGACACGGTGCGTGAGCCCGAGGAGGGCCCCTGCACCCGCGCCCGGACGCCGACGAGGCCGGGGTCGGTCTCGGAGGCGGTGATGCGGACGATCATGTTCCGCCGGACTGCGGTGCTGGTGGCGACGGGCAGCTTGAGCACGGTGCCCTGTTCGCCGAGCGCTTGGCCGGCGGCGTCGATCTCTCGGACGTCGTTGGCTGCCGTCTTGAGCTCGCAGGGCCCCGAGTAGACCGGCGTGAAGTGCCGACGGCGGTCGTTGGTCTCGGGGTCGAGGTCGGGGCCGATGGTCTCGACCCCGATCTCGCAGGTGTCCGTCATGAGCTCCTCGGCCATGCGGCGGCCGCGCTCGAGCATGCGTGAGCCGCGCATGGGGCCTCCTAGTACCAGGGGAACTCGACGTCGGCCGTGCCGGTGGGGACGCGGCCGGCGGCAGTGGGTCCGACCTCGCCGCGGGTGGTCGAGAGGGTCGCGAGGCCGAGCTTGGCGGGCTTGAACTGGGCGAGCTGTCGTTTCTCGGAGGCGGTGAGGTAGGCCCCCGCCTCGTCGACCTTCCAGCCCTCCTGGTACTCGTCGACGCCGCCACGGGTCTGGGCCTCGAGGTTGCCGAAGATGCGTCCGGCGCAGTAAAGGGTGACCATGACTGCGTCGTCGGGCAGGGGGGTGATGAGCGACCCGTCGTCCCGCGTCCACGTCCGCCCCGATTCCTTGCGGACCAGGGCGGACGCGGCGCGGAGGCACATGGCAGCGCGCTTGGCCTCGGCGGACCCCGTGGTGATGGGTTCGCCGAGCCAGTCGCTCAGCTCAGTCACCCCGGCGAGTGTCTCCGGGGCGCTGGGCATCGCTACGCGTTCGCCGCGACGCTGACCGAGACGGCGCGCTTGGCGTCGAGCGTCTTGGCACCGAAGAAGGTGTCGACGACGCTCTGGTCCTCGAGCTGCGCCGGGTTGTAGTGCTCGATCCAGCGCAGGGCGAAGCCGTCCTGCGACGCGACCGAGGACTTCGCCGCGCCATCGGGGGCCTTGGACGGCCGGGTGACGTGGGCGAAGGCGTCGCGGTGGTACGCGATGCCGAAGTCCTCGGCCAGGGCCGGGTCGGCGACGATCTCGAAGCCGAAGAGACGACCGATCGTGGCGTTGCGGAGGGTCTCCGTGGTGCCGGACTCGTTCGCCTTCTGCAGGAGGACGTCGCTGAGGGCGGCCGCCTCTCCGGCGGCTCCGACGGCGAAGTACCGACCGTCGGCGGGCACCTTGCGGGCGTTCAGCACCCGGCGGGCCTGGATGAGCACCTGACGGAAGTTGCTGCCGTCCTGCTTGATCTGCGGGACGACCGTGGTGGGGGCCGCGGCCACCGCGCTCATCTCGGCCAGGAGCGGCGCGGAGATCTCGTCGACGACGCTCTCCGCCTGCGGCTTGAACACCTGGCGGGTGGCGTCGACGAGGGTGAAGGTGGCGAAGTCGTCGGGCAGACGGACCGCGTTGTAGAGCTGGTTCTCGAGCGTCAGCGGGATCCAGGTCTGCACCAGGTCGTTGAACTCGATCGCCTCGCGCGCGGTGCGCTGGGCCTTCGTGTACGTCTTGGCCTTGCCGGCGCTGATGGGGCCGAGGATGTTGACGGTCTGGCCGCGGCCGGCGACGAACTCGGCGGAGAAGTCCTGGCGGACGGTGCGCGGCAGGACGGTGAGGTGGCGCAGGGACGCGATGGTCGCCTGGGCTGCCTGCGTAGCGGTGAACAGGGAGTGGGCCACGTGGGCCTCCTTAGGGGTTGGGGTGGTGGTGATGCACCGCTACGGCGGGTGCTTACCTCTTGAAGACCTCGGCGGCGAACTTGTCGGAGTCGAACGGCTCGTCGACGTTCGTGGGGTCGCCGCCGCCGCGGAGGTGCTGCTTGGGCTGCTGGCTCGGCGGCTTGCCCTTGCCGGTGTCGAAGAGCGCGAGGAGCTTCTCGGCGTCCGCGAGCAGCTCCTCCTCGGAGTCGCCCTTGAGGCGCTCGATGAGGGTGTCGGGGAGGCCGTGCTTGAGGCCGACGCGGAGGCGGAGGTTCTCGGCCTCCAGGGCCGTCACCCGCTCGCCCTTGTCGGCGTTCTCCTGGGCCTTCTGCTCGGCGGCCTTCGTGCGCTTGCGCAGGGCGGCCGCCTCGGAGTTGACCTTCTTGATCTTCTCGCGCGCCTTGTCGGCGTCGAAGGGCTCGTCGTCCTTCGGGTCGTCGCCGTCCTTCGGGTCCTTCGGGTCCTGGTCCTCCTGGGGATCCTGGTCCTTCGGGTCCTTGGGGTCGTCGCCGTCCTTTGGGTCGGCGTCCTGCGGGTTGTCCCCACCGGGGCCGTCGATGAACCTGAGTCCGCGGAGCGCAGAGAGGCTGCGGCCGGTGAGGGCGAGGCCGTCGCGATCCGTGAGGGCGCACGGGGTGGCGGGGATGGTCTTCGTCATGCGGGTGCCCTCCTGGGGCTGCTTGGCTGCCACCAGGGCAGCGGTGTGTCTCGACCCGTGTGGGTGAGAGGTCTAGAGGGAGGTGCGACGGCGGGAGGCGGAGTCCCGCAGGTCGCCGTCGCGGCGCATGCGCCACAGGACGGTCTCCTGAGTGCGGACGCCGTCGACGGAGGTGGCCTCCTGGGCGGCGGCCTCGTAGAGGTCGATGAAGTGCTGCTCCGCCTCGGAAGGCTGCCAGTCGCCGTAGACGATCTCGGCGGTGCATCCGCAGCTGCCGTGGAACATCGTTCCGGAGCCGGCCACGGGATCGCCTGCTCTGTCGGCCGACCGGTAGACGGGGCCGCGCGAGCAGAGCATGCCGCAGAAGGAGCAGGGGTCACCGTCCGAGACGCGACGCCAGCCGACGGCCCGCTGGTCGGCGCCGGTGGTCTCGTCGATCAGCTGGCGTCCGCCCATCATGGACGAGCGGCTGAGGATCCCCGAGAACTTGCCTAGGGCAGCGGTGTGGGCGCTCGTGCCCGACATGCCGCCCTTGGCGAGCAGCTTGACCCGGACGGGGCCTGCGAGGAGGAGCTCCTGCGCCGTCTGGGCCCGGTCGAAGCGAGGTCGCACGATGGGTCCCTGGCCGTCGCCGAGCTCGGCGACGCGGTACCGCTCGACGTAGCGTGCGGCCACCTCGGCCGACTCGTCGTAGTACATGGCGGCCGCGTTGACGTTGGAGGCCAGCCAGACCGGGGTGGCCGCGTCGAGCCGGTTGACGTCGAGGTCGGCCCAGAGGGCCCGGCCGACGATCTGCGCGCGTGCGCCGATGCCGACCTGGGCCCTGCGGTGGGCGTCTGTGAGTGCTCGCCCCTCAGCCGTCAGTGCCATTGGACTGGACCCTGAGCGACGCGGCGAGCTGCTCCTCGGCCGACGGGTGCTCGAGTGCCCACCGCTGCCACTTGGCGGCCTCCTCGGCGGAGACGCCGGGCAGTCGCGACCACAGCATCTCGACCGGGATCTTGAGCATCGTGGCCATCTTCCCGAGGGCGTCCGCTGCCTGGTTGAGCGAGCGGCTGCCGAGG